GGCAGATCCACAGCTGTCAAAGGCTGCCAGGGGGGGAAAGAAGGAGGTGTGTGAGACAAGGAACAACGTATGGATCTACAATGCGCTAGCCTCATATCCGACGACACCGGCACGAGTCTCCACGAAGCATGAACCGGGTGAGAAGCAGAGAGCGTTGTTTGCCACTAATGATTGCAACCACATCGTGACATCGTATGCTTCCCTGAACGTCGAGAAGAGTGCCAACATCAAATACATGCGGTTCAGGCAGACAGCACAGGATGTGGTGGAATGGGTCAACGCCGACCTAGCTAGGCCCCAGGGCTCATGGTGGCTATCACTGGACTATCCTAACTTCAATTCTGACCACGAGCACTGGATGATGGCTATGCATGAGCGAGCAATTGCCAACGAATGGAATGAATCTACAATAGACCCGGTCATCGCGGGACTCCGGAGTATGGCTAGTGACTGGGTGGCAGAAGCGACGATGAGGCAATTTGTCTACTGGCCGAAAGGTATGGAGTGGAAATGCGCGCAAGAGGGAGCGCACGCAGAATGCAACCCTACTTATACTCCTCCTCCGTGGGATGTTACCAAACTGGCCAAGATGCCAACGGCAGGGCAAAACAGCGAATGGCCAGTCATAGTGGAAACCCCAAATGCAGAAGACCCGATGCGCATACATTGCAAGCACACATCAACACGCGTAATCAGTGGACTGTTTTCAGGGCATAGAAATACGGCCAAGTCAAACACTGAGATGCATCAGGTGTACAGTGAGATAGACTCGAAGATGATGGCGCCGCATGATCAGCTCGCAACTCCTATATTCAGTACGGACACTGGTGATGATGAAGACTCGCTCTTCGAAGACTGGATAGGGGCGCTGCACTACTACCTGGGGAGTAGGCTCAATCAGTTCCATCTAAAGCCACCCAAGCAAGAAGCGGGGAGTGACCACGAATATCTGCAGAGGCAAGCCGCACCAAGTATGCTGCCCATGCGCCCGCTTTTCGCCATGTTAGCGCAGGTTGCTGCAGGAAACTGGTACACGGACGTACACATATGGTACGACAATGCCATAGCTTCCATCAACGACAAGTGCTGGGAAATGCACACCCGCGGGATGCCTGTCAAGTATGCACGGAGACTTGCCACTGCCATACTAAACGCCACTATGCGTGTGCCTAGAGATAAAGGGGGGTTGGGGGACGCCAGAACTCCTGATGCAGAAACGGATCTCAAGTTGTGGCACCAGCTCGAGTGGTGGATGATGCGCCATGGGGGAAAGATGGGGTACCACCCGCTGTGGGCACATACCGGCGCCGACGCTGAGAAGCGGTTGGACATACCGAATATAGCGGCCAAGCCGGCACCACCACGCGAGTATGCTACACATGCGACGCAAGCTTGGGTGACAAAGCACAAGCAGAAGTTCCCCATGTTAGACCCAAAGGTCTGGGAGGTATACGAGGACCACTGCCGGAAAGACTCCCACGGCAAGATATACGTTAAACAAAGGGCACGAGTCCATCAGGAATATGCAGTTAAAACGTGGCAACCCAGAATTACCAAGGACTGGCCAGAAATTGATTGGGAAGCCGCGCCACCAAGTAGGGCGAATGACGATGATGTACGTGCAATGATACGATTTGGCGGCGGGGAACGTCGTCCGGCTACAGTGGAAGAGGTTGCTTCACGGTTCGGCGCTGATGTGACGTTAATAGAGTTGGGAGGTGGGTTCCTGAACTTACTGTCACAACTGCCCCCCGCAGAGGTCGGGAAATATGAGATGCCACTGACAGCCCACCCGCTGCGCCCACGATACACTCACCTGGACAGCGCCATACAAAGTTGGCTCAAAACAAACTGCGGATCAGTCAGCACTGTGGCTCCAGATAGGTTGGCTCATGCTGGGTGGCGTGAGAGCCACATATTGCCCCCGCCACCAGCTAGCACGCAAGGGCAACGACTGGTCCACATCCTGCTCGCCCCAAATGGTGGCGGGAAGACGTATTACGTGGAGGCACATCCGGCAATAGCCGACATGGATGACATAGTGCGCCACTCAGGCCTATTCAGGCTGTTCCAATTCGCTAAGAAGATGCAAGGGCACACTGCAGCCACGAATGCTGCTGGAGAGCTATGGACTACCGTACTTGAGCGTGGCGTCCACGGGGTAGCCACTCAATACCACCCAGACACGTTCATACCCCCACACCAGGAACGTCACTGGGTAGCTGTCATACACTTAATAATACCGCCTAGGCAAGTGGTGGAGGAACGCCTACGGAAACGCAACTGGACGGAAGAGATGATTCAAAGGCGCCTTGACAGGTGGTATACAGTCACGACGAACATCCACGACTTCAAAACGCTAAGCACCTCGGAACGGAGGCAGGCTCAATTGCTACAAGATTGGCCAACACGATTACAATAATCCCCTAGGGGGGTCGACACCGACCCCCAAGGGATT